CCGGACGTTTTTGAAGCATTACTTGCAAAAAGAAACGAAAGTTAATTCCGATGGCTACAGTAAAACTAGGTGACATCATCGATGTGGAAATTTATCAGGGAATTGAGCCTGAAAATAACCCCGAATTGTCAGCGTTCTTTCAATCTGGTGTGGTAGTCAGTTCACCGAAAATGGATGAATTGGCTAACCTCGAAGCGGAGTTGGTCAATATGCCATTTTGGCGAGACCTTGACCCAGAGGACGAACCCAACTATTCTTCAGACGCTGACACGTCCTCTACGCCAAATAAAATTATTCAGGGAAAAATGGCAGCAAAACGCTGTTCCTTGAATAATTCTTGGTCTGCCCGCGATCTGACGAACGAAATGACCATGGGCATGGAAGCCATGGAGCGAATCAAATCGCGAACCTCTCGTTATTGGGTTTGGCAGTGGCAACGACGTGTTATCGCTGCAACTCTGGGTGTTTATCGTAACAACAGAGTTGCTTCAAACGCAGGTGTTGATGCGGGCTTCGGTGTCACCGACGACATGACTGTGGACATTTCTTTGGACAATGGAGTTGGCCTAGAAGCGAATTTCTTTGATCGAGAAGCTTTCACAGCCGCTCGATTTACGCTAGGTGACCATTTTGACAGCCTGTCTGCAATTTTGTGTCATTCGACCATCTACCAAAGAATGGTCGATCAAGACGACATTGATTACATCGCCGATTCCCAACAGAGTGGTAGAATTTCGTTGTATCAAGGCCATCGTGTGATTGTGGACGATGCTGCACCAGCGTTTGCAACCACCAGTGGTGGTGGTATTCGTTACATTACCACGCTCTATGGTGCGGCAGCTTTCGGTTATGGTGAAGGTACACCCAGTACCCCTGTTGAAATTGATCGCAATCCTGCAATTGGTGATGGTGCGGGCGAAGAAGTTTTGTATGAACGCAAAACTTGGTTGTTGCACCCATATGGTCATACGAACCTAGACGCGGCCAACAGCGCAGCGTCTGGACAGTGGCAAAATCTTGCGGATCTTGGAAACGCGGCTAACTGGAAGCGCAATCATTTCCGAAAGAATGTCCCAATGGCATTCCTTGTATCGAATGGTTAATTTTTTCACAACTTAACCCGGCTCTACCGGGTTTCGTTGTTTCTTCCAATAGGTGGTGACATGAAAAAGTATCAAATTCAGCAGTACTTAACTGCTGACTTAACGGCTGAAAGAAAACTCATTGCGGAAACGGAAGGAATCTTCGAGCCGGAAGATATTAACGCTTGGTATTTTCAAGCAATCACAGGTTTTGTTTTACCTGAAGATTCAACCTTCACAATTGTGACAGAAGATCACGCTTGGTTTATGGCTCCTGCCTCCGTAACCGTAACAAACACAAACACGGATAAGGAAGTTAAACTTCTTTCTCCAGAGGAAACAATTCAGCGAAACAAAAAACTTGTGTTGGAGCGAAGACTGGCTCAAATTAAATTGAACGAAGAAATCGAACAGTTAAAGCTCGGCACATAATTTTCACGACAACGTAGTTCGTTTTTACGGACTGCGTTTTTTTAAGGTTTTATTGTGCCTACACTTATTGTTGAAGACGGTTCTGGTGTAGCTGACGCAAACACCTATGTAGATGAAGCCTTTCTGGTTTCATACGCTGACGATAGGGGTTTGACTATTTCGCCCACAGGGTCTGTTCGACAACAACAACTCTTAAAGGCTATGGACTATCTTGAAAGTCAAACGGGTAGGTTTCAAGGTTCTAAAACTTTGTCAACTTACTCTCTACCTTGGCCGAGAAAAGAAGTTTATATCCATGGTGTGCTGATCGACAAACATACAATACCTATTCAATTGAAAAACGCACAATCCCAGATAGTTGTTGAGTTACAAGCAGGTACAAGACTCTACCCAATTCCGCGAACTTCTTCAGTTGAGGGTTTTGTGACCCAGAAGACAATTGGTCCGCTGACAAAAAAATACGCACAAGATGGTTTGGGTACGATTGCTTCCCAGTTACCGATCCGGATTGCTACAGTTGAGTTGTTTTTAAAACAACTTATCGGCAACTCTAACTCTTCTTTGAACACATACAGAGCTTGATATGTCACAAGATCAAGAATGGTTAGAGCTTGTTATCGAGCTTTTTAACGAGACTATCGAAGAAACAAACGCAGTGTGGGTATCTCACACAGATGGTTCGGTCGCTGACTCAAACAAACCCTTTTTAATTGGTGCTCCAACTAAGGTTGAAACACCGGTTAAGATTTTGTTTCTTCCAGACCAGTTGGAAGACCGTCAAATACAAACTTACTTCAAAGACACAACAATGGGAGAAGGTCAAGTCAATGGTATTATGTACAAATACCCAGAATTTGAACCAAAACTAAAAGACACTATTGAAAGAGACGGGGTTACGATGGGGGTTGTTGCGATAGATGAATTGAGACCCATTAACAACAGTTTGTTATACTTCATTGAGTTTGCGGCCTAATGATATCGTCAATTGAAGCAAAGCATGAACTCCAACAATTTTTCCACGACGGGTGGAAAGAGGGGTTGTTAAACGGTCCCAAAAACTTGAATTTGACACCATTGGGGTTTTCTTACAATATTTGCGTTTTCTTTCAAAACGTTGAACTTCTAAAGAAAATGCCAAACAATGAACATTTCGTGAGGTTCACTGTTTCGAATATAGAAACCTCACAGAGAACAATGCCGGGTGGCAGAGCTAATGGATCTAGCACAAAATATCTAACGCCCGGCGTTGGTTTTGTTGAGTTGTTTTTTTCTAAAAATAACTATCAAACAACAGAGGACGATTATTTGTCATTGGTGGCCGAAAGAATCTTTTTAGGTCAACGGTCAGAAAATGTTATCTTTCGTAAAACAACACTCTTGAGTTTACCCGAAACAGAAAAGCATTTTCGTTCAACTGTATCTTTTCAATACGAATTTGAAACACACATTTAAGAAAGATTTGAGTAATGATTAGCATTGATAGTAATACAGTTGGTTTGAGCTACGCTGAAGAACTCAGCATTGGTGTTCTTCCCGGCACCTCACAACAAGACGGGGTTTGGTATCCGCTAGAACCCAACGAATACGACGACTTTGGGGCTGAGGTTAGCACCGTGGCTCGAAATCCGATTAACCCCTCACGGCAGCGCCGGAAGGGTGTCGTGACTGATCTGGAAGCGTCAGGGGGCTTCCAGCAAGATTTGACTAATTCGAATCTTACCCGTCTCATGCAAGGCTTCTTTTTTGCTGACGCTTACGAACGAGTACGAACAAAACCATTGAACAGCAAAACAGCAAACACAACAGTTGTTGCTACTTTTGTTGCCACTGGCTCAAAGATCAATGTCGACGATGGTGCGAAGTTCAAAGTTGGTATGATTTTGAAATCTACTGGTTTTGTTAACACCACAAACAATCAAAACGAAATGGTGGTTTCTTCGATTACAACAAATGAGTTGACTGTTACGGGTACGTTGGTTGACGAAACCTATAGTGTGGGAACACTTGAAGTTGTTGGTTTTCAATACGGTTCTGCTGATTTGAAAGTTGCCTATGCTTTCAATGTTTTGAAACTTACATCAGTTGTTGGTTTTGCCACTCATCTTTACAAAGTAGGTGAATGGATTTTCATTGGTGGTGACTTGGCTGCAAATAAGTTCGAAGAAGGTGGATCAGGACAAAACAAACCCGGTTACGCCAGAGTTGAGAAAGTTGAAGCCAACGCATTAACTTTGAAAGAGCCAACTTTTACCCCTTTAACTGACGCGGGAACGGGTAAAACCGTTCGTGTTTATACAGGTGCCTACATTCGAAACGAGGATACCACCTCGTTGATTAAAAAAAGATCCTACCAGATCGAACGCACTTTGGGTTCGGATAACGATGGCGTCCAATCTGAAGTTCTGGTAGGATCTGTTCCTAACGAGTTGTCAATCAACTTTACCAGTGGTGACAAACTAGAAACAAGTCTCAGTTTTGTTGCAATAAACAACGAGCTTCGATCTGGTTCAACCGGGTTGAAACCCGGAGATAGAACAAATGTTATCAGTGAAGACGAAGCTTACAACAGCGCTGTTGATGTTTACCGGCTTCGTCTTTTTGTTTACGGTGCGAACCCCACACCAGCTTCTTTGTTTGCTTACGTTACAGATGCTTCCATTAGTATCAGTAATGGTGCTGCTGGCAGAAAAGCTATTGGTACTTTAGGTAGTATTGATATTTCTGTCGGGGACTTTGAAGTCGGCGGCGAACTGGAAGTTTACTTTGCTGATATTGACGCCGTTAACGCTGTTAAAAACAACGCTGATGTTGGCTTCAACACGATCATTGCTTCCAAAAACAATGGTATTGTTTACGATATTCCCCTCTTGTCTTTGGGCGGCGTCGCGTTTCCGTCGAAAAAGATGAACCTATTATGTTGCCATTACAAACAATGGCTGCAAGAAATCAGAACGGTTATACAATGTCTGCAACGTACTTCTCGTACTTGCCAAATGTTGCTATGCCTACGGAGTAATACTTATGTCACTGAAAAAGAAATTTGGAACCGACAAAGAAGCTATCGAAAATGGTAGCTGGATTGAGATTTGTGAAAATTCAGACGGTTCTGTCTGCCGCATTCGCATCAAGCGAATGAACCAGCAGAACGTTAGGTTCCATAAAGAAATCGCCAATCACAGGAACGCTTTCACCAGCAACCATGATAGCGCAAAAAAGATCTCGCAAATGCAAGCTTCAATGATTGAAGTTTTAATTTCAACAGTCATTGTTGGTTGGGAAAACGTTGAACGTTGGGAAACCGTTGAAGAAGGCGTAGAGGGTTTCCCACAGAGTAAATTCTTGGAGTACAACGCGAAGAATGTTCGCGCTGCTTTGGTTGAATTCCCGGATCTTTTGGACTTGATCACAGCACAAGCTACAGATATCACTACTTTTCAAGAGAAGGTAAAGGAAGAAGAAGTAAAAAACTAACAAAGTTCTTCGAATACTCGTTAACTTTTAAACCCGGTGTTGCGGAAAAAATCAAAGATCAAGCAATGCGGTCGGGTAATCCTATACCTGACCGCATTTTAAACGCGCCACGGTTAACGCAATGTTTGGAGTTCTTTTATGATTCGTTTTGGGTATTGAATTCCTGTAGATCTATGGGGATGACATTAGGGCCAATACCCGTAACTGCAATCATACAATACGGGAAAATGTATGATTGCGAAGGACAGTTGTTAGATGATTTGGTGGATTACGTTTTGTTGTTGGATCAAATATTTTTGCAACGTATGAACGCAAACGCGAAGAAAAAGAAATGACTTTCAGTTTACTGAGCGGAGAAATAGCCAAACTTCGCGTTAGAATAGAAAAAGAGGTAGCTATGGCCACCAACGAAGTGGCTATGGTTATCATGAAAACAGCAGCCGTAAACACGCAAGTTGATACATCACAAGCTTTGTCAAACTGGCAAGTCAGTTTGAATGTTGGCTTGAAGACGTTTATTGGTCCGCGTGTTCCGGGTTTCGGTGGATCTACGAAATTTGCTTCTTATTCATCTGCTGTTAGTGCTGCGCAAAGAAAACTTGTTAAGAGGCGTGTTGGAACTGCGATACATATAGTTAACAATGCACCCTATATTGATAAGTTAAATTATGGTTCTTTTACCCGTTTACCGGCAGGTTTTGTAGAAAAGGCTTTATTAGCAGGGCAAAATCAAATTCTCAAGACCAAACTAAAATTAACATAAACGGGTAAAATCATGAGTTTTGATATCGTCGTAAGAGACAACATTGCAAGTAGTATTGTAAAAAAGCTTAGAGACATTCAGCGATATTCTCGATCTGCTTCGGGATCGCTAGAACGTATGAATAGAGCCATTTCTTCCACTGGTCGCAACAGTGGTTTGGTTGTAACCAACAGATCTTTTACAACCTTGGCTTCAAACATTGCCCGCACAAATACACAACTGGGTTTGTTGAATACTGGCTTTACCAGAGCTACTACCAGCGCCCGACGCCTGTTATCTGGCTTTTTGTTATTGCAGGGAGCCAGTTCTTTTATTGGTAAGTTAGATGACTTCCAAAACATAGAGAACCGGCTAAAAAGGTGTTTCGAAAGTTCTTGATTCCACAGGAATCGAGAACGCGATAAAATCACAAGAAAGGCTGAACGAAGTTACAAGACAAGTCTTTGATGTTGCTCAAAGAGCACGGATTCCTGTAGCAGACTTAGCCAAAACATATAGACGATTGGATCTAGCTTTAGAGAATGTAGGTGCCAGTCAAACCGAATCTATCCGTGTAACTGAGACTGTGTCCAAGCTTCTTTCTTTGTCTGGTGCAAACGCAGGTGAAGCGGCAGCCTCGCTGTTGCAGTTAAGCCAAGCTTTCAACAAAGGGAAGCTTGACGGCGACGAATTTCGATCAGTTGCCGAATTGATGCCTCGCGCCATTTCTGCCATTGTGAAAGTTTTAAAAGAAGATTTGGGTGATGCTTTCAGCAACATTTACGACGCTTCTGAAGACGGGTTGATTACAATTGAGGTTATGCGAAAAGCATTTGCTAATTTAGCAGCAGACGTTGACTCAGATTTCAGCAAACTTCCCGTGACAATTGGTCAAGCGTTCACACAACTAGCAAACGAACTCACAAAAGCTTTTGGTCAATCGAGCGAAGGTAAAATTTTCATTGATGCTCTAATTACAAGTTTAGGGTATTTGAAAGACAACTTATCTGAAGCTCTTGCTTTAGTCAAAGCTTTTATTGCAGTTTTTGTTGTAACTAAAGCTGTAGCAGGTATCGCTCTTTTAGCTGATGGTGTAGGTAGCGTTTCAAAGTACCTAATAGCAAGCACTGTTGCAGCGGGTAGATTCATAATTGCTTTGAGAAGCCTGACTATTGCGGGAGGTATAGCAACCATCGCTATGGTTGCGTTAAGTGGTGGCTTGAATTTGATTGGTATTGGGATTGCTGCGTTTGCTGCTCTTGTAGTTGCAGCCGCTGGTTATTTTACCTTCTGGTCAGATGAAATCAAAGTAACAACTGATGGGATTTCCACACTAACCGATTTCATGTGGACATTATGGGAAGCCATGAAAACCATGATGGGGTCTCGCGAATCTGTGTTCGGAAACCTGTTCAAAGCAGAAGGTGCACAACAATCTTTCGACGTTATGAAAGGTTTATTGGAACACACTTATCGAATCTGCCATTTCTGCGAGATCCTCAGTGTCTGCTGTATGGCAAGTATTTAAAGAAATGACTTGGTCTGAAGTTGGAACTGCAATAACTGGTGTTTTTGGTGTGATAACCATGGCTATCAGTAATACAATTTTAACTCTAATACAAAAATTAACAGTTGCTGTTTTTGGTTTAATTGACAAAATGAGAGATTATATCCTTGAAGCAATGCAAAGAATTGTTTCAATTCTTAGTACCATAGGATCTAGTTTGGGTTGGTTTGGTGGTGGTATTTCTGCTGGTGCAAAAGAACTACATACCTACCTAGGAACCATGAAAAATGCTAAAATCAACACTTCTGATTTTGTTAAGAGTTTGGAGTCAGTTAAACTAACAGTAGACGATGTGGCCCCAAGCTTTAATGATTTGGGTTCGAGAGTTGAAACAGCTTTTAATATCGATCATGCTGAGAGTATGGGTTTGTGGAATTCGTTTATGTCGAGCTTGTTGGCGTTAACTAAGCAAAACGCAGAAGCTAGAATAAGAGAAGAGGAACGAGTTCAAAAATACATGGAACCTAATCCGGATGCTTTGCGACAAGCATACGACGCCGATCCACCCAGCGCTTCCGATTCTTCTGGAAGTAAACCAAAAGGGCGGAAAGCTGAACTTTTGAATTTTTTGGAGAGTTTCGTATCAAAAAATGGTTTAGTCGGGGCAAAGGAAGCCTTGGTTGCATTCAATCAAACTTTAGATAAAACAGCAACTTCTCCGGATTCGTTCAAAACTAAAACTAAAGCTGTTGAAACTCTGAACGAAGGTTTAACAAAAACAGTTAAATCTACAGGTGATGCCAAAACCGAAATCACTGGTTTAGGCGTAATAATGGAGGAACTGCAAAAAAGCGTAAACGGTTTATCTTTTGAAAAACCTTCCTTGTCTGTACTAGAGTTTGGTAAAACAGCTTTGGAAACTCTGATTTCTGTCAGAGATTCAAATTTGAGAATCGGGCAAGGCATTATGGAGTCCCAGAGGATCACTTGGGCGTCTGCAACAACATCGGTCACCGATTACGCCAACGCTGCGATCGCAAGGCTTAACGCTGTGTCACAGGCTGCTGCAAGAGCTAACGCGGCACAACTTCAATCTCCCATTAGTCGATTTCCGGGAGTTATTCAGAGTGCTGCACCTACTAGTAATGCGTTGCTTTATTCTGGTACCACACTCACAAGAGGTTTCGCTTCTGGTGGTTACACAGGCAACGTAGCTTCTGGTGATATCGCAGGTGTGGTTCATGGTCAAGAGTATGTGATGCCAGCGAAAGCTACAGCTAAATACAGACCTTTACTGGATGCAATGAGAAGCGGGGTTAATGTTTCTGGTGGTTCGGGTACAGTGAACCCGAAAATGGTTGTAACTATCCAGAATTACGGTTCTTCTGAACATGAAGTACAGCAAATCTCAGCAAATGAAGTTTTGATCATTGCAAAAAATGTCGTTCAACGAGAAGCACCGGGTGCTGTAGCTCGAAGCCTATCTAACCCGAACAGTGTTATGTCAAAGTCATTCAAAATGAACGGTAGACGTTAATATGGCTGTTGTAGCATATGGTAGAGCTTTCAATGGTACGAACGCCTATGTAGAAATACCTATGGTTGGCGAAGCGGGTACTCGTATGCTGTGGGTATACCTATCTCCCGGCGGAGTCCAAAATTTTATGTCGTATCACACATACGACCAAAACGGTTCTAATTGGATTAGACCGTTGTTTTCATATAACGATGGTGTGTTATATGCAACCGCTAGAGATAGAGCGCAAACATACGCTGAGTATTCTGCTAGTTTTATAACCAGTTCCAGATGGGTTCATTTAGCTGTTTTGAAAATTGGTTCTTCTGTAGCTCTTTATGTCAATGGGGTTTTGAGAAACACCAAAGAGATACCAGCTCTTGTAAGTTTTGCTGTACCTAACGGAATTGACCCGAACCCTATTAGTTATCCGGGCTTAGGTTCACCGGGTTCTTTCTGGAGTGGTAAAGTAGCAGACGTTAGGTTTTATACAGAAACTTTAACATCTAATAGAATAGCAGCTATTTACAACAAAGGTGTTATTGATTCTTCGCCTGATACAGTAAGTTTGTACGGACGTTGGTTTACCTCAGCTAACAATGTTAACGATCAATCGGGTAATAGTCGAGATGGTGTTAACCATAATAGCACACAGGCGTCTTTTGGTGAACCTGACCCGCTAGCAACAGTACCTACATCACAAGAAGCAACAAACATAACAGCAACTAAATTTGACGCCAACTGGCAAACTTCGTTTAACGCCCCTGGTTACAAGTTGGATGTTTCAACGGTTGCTGACTTTGCGAGTTATGTCACAGGTTTTGAAAACTTAGATGTTGGAAACGTCCTAACGAAACAAGTTCTGGGGTTAGACCAAACAATATACTATTATAGGGTAAGAGCTTATAATGTAGCTGGTACAGCTAGCAACAACTCTTTAATTCAAACAGTTAGTTTACAAGATGATTCTTACGGGGTTTCACCAAACCTAACACTGTTGTTTGAATCAGTGAACGAAGGGGACGTGATACCTATTCGAGAGAATAAAACTTTTGTTAAAACTTGCATTGCCGCTGGTGGGGACGGAACAGCGTTAACCTATTCGTTGAACGGCGGTGCAGACGCTGCAAAATTTGCAATCAGTTCGACAACCGGTGTTCTCAGTTTTCTCACTGCGCCAAATCACGAAGTTCCCACAGACGCTGATACCGATAACGATTACGTTGTTATTCTCAGTGTAACGGACAACACAGTTACAGCAGGTGTTACTTTG